CATCTACCTATTTAACTGGTGGAACGACAGTACCTATTACTTTACCAACCACTGCAAATAGTTCTGGTAATTACAATTTTTACTACGCTGGTGCATTTGTACCAAAAGAAACCTATCAGGTTATTTCATCAGAAGTTCAAGAGTTTATTATTACTTTTGGATCAAACCCATACTCTCCAGGCAACCCAAATACGGCATTTAATCCTTTATTAGTGCGTTGGTGCGATCAAGCTAATGCATACCAGTGGATTCCAGAGCAGACAAATCAGGCTGGTGAATACACCCTTTCTAACGGATCATTCATTATGGGTGCTCGTGCAACCCGTCAGGAGATCTTGGTTTGGACGGATTCTGCCATTTATTCGATGCAATACATTGGTGCCCCTTATGTATGGGGATTCCAAATTTTGATGGATAACATCTCTGTCATGGGTCCAAACTCCATGATTACTGTCAACAACATTACTTATTGGATGGGCAAAGACCGATTCTATATGTATGACGGTACAGTTAAAACTTTGCCATGTTCATTAAAACAGTATGTTTTTGATGACATTAACTTAGACCAATCCTACCAAGTGTTTGCTGGAGCCAATGAAGGATTCAACGAAGTATGGTGGTACTACTGTTCAATTGATGGAAATAATGGCAACTATGCTAATCCAAACAATATTGTTGATAAATATGTCATCTATAACTACTTAGATAATGTTTGGTACTACGGCACTATGGGCCGTACTGCATGGTATCAATCTGGCGTTTTAGGAACACCATTAACAGCCAGCTATTACACCAATGCTATTTTTACTGGTTCTATTTCTGGAACAACTCTGACAGTAACTGCTATGACCGTTGGCACTATTAATGTAGGACAAACCATTCTTGGCCTTGGTGTGGGAAATGGCACACAGATTACTGCTCTTGGGTCTGGAAGCGGAGGAGTAGGAACCTATACGGTAAATTCTCCACAGACTGTTTCTTTTACCCAAATGACATCTACTGATGGAAACAGTATTTTATTGAATCAAGAAAGCGGTACTGACGATAATTCCACATCAAGTACTCAGCCTATTTATGCTTATTTACAATCTTCTGATGTTGAAATTAGCCCACAGGATTCAGGACAACACTTCGGTTTTGTTTGGAGAATGCTTCCAGACGTAAACTTTAACGGATCAAAAGTGAATAATCCTACTGTCACAATTCAATTATTGCCACGACAGAACTCAGGATCTGCCTATGGCAACGCTGATAGCCCATCGGTAACAAGTGCCAATAACTATATCAACGTCCCAGAATACACCGTTCAACAGTTTACTGGTCAAGTCTATACCCGTTTAAGAGGCCGCCAAATGGCCTTTAGAATCAGTTCTAACACCATAGGCGTAGCCTGGCAGCTCGGTATTCCTCGTTTTGACATTAGACCTGATGGCAGAAGATAATGACAATCCCAGCATACTTTAACTATAACGGGACACCATTAGTTCCAACGCCACCAAACTTACCAGTCGTAGCTCCATTGACCTATGATGCCCAGTTTGAGAACCAAATATTAAACGTATTACGGCTTTACTTTAACCAGTTAAATAACTTCTCTTATTCCGTTTCAACGCCCAATTATGGGACAAAAGTCAACAGACCCCTAAACAACTTGCAAATTGGGCAGTTTTACTTTGATACCACCTTAGGTTATCCTGTTTGGTATAACGGTTCCAAATGGGTAAATGCTAGTGGAACTGTAGTTTAAATGGTAAAATTATCTCCAAATAACCTCGTAGGACAGATATGAGTCTACCCCAGATAGCTAAACATTTAGAATCACATGGTCGTGGTGATGACACTCATTTAGTCCATATGACCACTGGTGAGCTAAAGGCCATGCAAAAGCTTGCTGAGAGCAAGGGTGGATCATTGACTATTAACCCATCTACGGGTTTACCCGAAGCAGGATTTTTAAGTTCTATTTTGCCTATGGCTATTGGTGCGGCTACAGCTGCATTTGCGCCTGAATTATTGCCACTTGTAGCAGGTGGAGTAGGTATTGCCGATTATGCCTTAACAGGCAGTCTCACCCAAGGTTTAATGGCTGGTTTAGGTGCTTGGGGAGGTGGTAATTTGGCTGGTGGTCTTGAGGCCGCTGGCACTCAATCATTAACACAAGCGGGTGGTGATGTAGGAAATGCTGCCTTTAATGCTTCACAATCTGAAATTGCAAGTCAATTCCCAACCGCAACTACAGAAAGTGTAAATCAAGTTGCTGCCCAACAAGCTCTTACGCCAAGTAATTTCCCTAATTTATCTCCAGATCAATTAAGTCAAATGCAAGGCTCAGTATTAAATGCTGCAAACCCATCAAGCATAGTTAATGCGGCAGGACAAGCCAACGCTTCACTAGCAAGCAATGTAGTTAATCCAACATTTGCCCAAAATTTATCTAATATGGGATCAGGTTTAAGTAGCATAGGATCTGTAATCTCAGCAAATCCTGGGGCTACTGCAGCAGTTGCTGCTCCGCTTTTAACTGGTATGTTGAATAAACAAAGGACAACAGTACCTTCAGCTTCATCTACGGCTACAGATAATGCTAATCCTATGGGATTAAGAACTATTCCAAGAAATCCTGATGGCACCCCTAACTTTGCTGCATCTAATCCAACCGTACCAAACCCACATTACCAAGCTTCGTTTCCAAATTACACACAAGTTCCATATAACCCAATGACTGGCACACCAGCTGTGCAGTCCCCAGGAGCAACTATATATGCTGCTGGCGGTGGTCTAATGGATATTCCTAAATATTCTGGAGCAGATTACGGCAGTATGGTTAGTGGTGCAAATGAATTACAGCAAGGAATTGCTTCTGCCACAATGCCTACACAACTTTCTGAATCCCAGCTTCAACAAATTGCTGCTGGTCAAGACAGTTCTAAAAATGGTGTGTATCAATTAAGTGATACTGAATATGCCAAAATGTCCCCAACTGCATTGATGAAAGCTCATAAGATTGCCGTAGCAAAAGGTCTACAGCCTATTGGTCAACTTGGGGATTTTGAAACAACCACTGCTGCACAACAGGCGGCAGAGGCTGCAGCACAGCAAGATATTGCAGACAATTCAAAAAATACTTCTGCCAAAGAAGGTGGTTTAATGGCTATGGCTGATGGTGGTTCACCCATCTATCACCCACAGTACCAAGATTATCGTCAGACCCCATACCAAGCAAATGTTATGAGCCCATCACAGTTGCAGGCAGCTATGGCTCAATATAACTCTCGCACCCCTCTTGTTCGTGGTAATTTAGCCTCCATCAGTCAAGGCCAACCCATTGGGCAAAGTGCAGGATCATTTGGTCAAGGCGCAGGATCATATACTGGGACTGGTCCTGCTAGTACACAAACGGCTGGATATGCTATCGATCCATTGCAAATGCAAGGATCTCCAGCTTACAACGCACAACAAGCTCAACAAGCACTATTGGATCAAATAGCACAAGCTGCCTTACCTTCTTTTGGAATGGCTTCTGGCGGTGTAGCTGATGGCGGTATAAAAGATGGTCATTTAGGTTCTTATTCTGATGGTGGACGTTTACTTAAAGGCCCTGGAGATGGCGTAAGCGATGGTATCCCAGCTACAATTGGTGGCAAACAACCAGCAAGATTGGCTGATGGCGAGTTTGTTATTCCAGCAAGAATAGTATCTGAACTGGGTAACGGTTCTACAGATGCAGGCGCAAAAAGACTATATGCCATGATGGATAGAATTAAAGCAGCAAGAGCTAAAACTAAAGACATTGCAAAAGATACAAAGGCTTATAAGTACTTACCAGCATGATTATCTACGAAGATGTTGATGGATTTAAGTTTGTTGATGAGTTTGAAAGACTCTTCCCAGAGCATTATGAAGAGTTGTGTGTAACAAAAGAGTTTCCATATGAGCCAGATTATGAGGCTTATAAAAGATGTGCAGCAGCTGGAATGTTGCGTTGTATTACTTGTAGGAATGATGCAGAGCTAATTGGCTACATCATATTTTTTGTAAGTCCACACTTACATTACAAGTCATGCATTACGGCAACGGAAGATTTATATTTTGTGAAAAAGGAATTTCGCAAAGGTAGAGTAGGAATTAAACTATTTCAATATGCTGAAAAGGTATTGAAAGATAGAGGAGTGCAACGGATTGTGATGCACACT